TCTCATGACTTTCAATAAACTAGGTATTAGTAATATTGAAGCTATTGCACCAGACAGTGAGAATACTATGATAGGAGAAAGAGCTATTGAAGAACTAAAACTCAAGTATCATAAGATAGTTGTCTTATTTGACAATGATGATCCAGGTATTAAAGCAGCACAAAGATACTCTGACATGTATGGATTTAGCTATATATTGCTACCAATGGAAAAAGATCTTTCAGATTCAGTCAAAGTACATGGTATAGATAAAGTAAGAAAAGTATTATTTCCACTATTAAAACAAGCATTATGAAAGACCCGATGTATGATTATGTTTTTAGACATAAAATAACAAAAGCTAGATTAAGTTTTGAAGCAAGATCTATGCAAGAAGCAACAAGTATATTAGCTACTATGGTAAATACTGTAGCAGATTGGAACATGAAAAGATACAAACACAAATGAGCTGGATATATCAAGGTAGAGAATTTACTAACAATATGATTCCTGAAGGAGCTGTAGGATTTGTGTATGAGATGGAAGCCATTATTGACGGTAAGTCTGTAAGGTATGTAGGTAAGAAGAATTTTTATTCTACTACAAAAAAGAAGTTTGGTAAAAGAGCTGTTGCTAAGATGACAGATAAGAGAAACAAGAAATATGAGACTGTTTCTAAAACTAGTTATCAGAACTACTACAGTAGTAATGCAGTTCTTAAAGAAGCTCACAAAGCTGGTATACCAATTAAAAGATATATGGTCAAGATATGTTTTTCCAAAATGGAACTTACATATTTTGAAACTAAGTATCAGTTTTTAAGAGAGGTTCTTGAAAAAGAAGAATACCTAAATGGAAACATACTAGGTAGATTTTATAAAATCAAATAATATGAGTAATGACAGGCACATCTGGGAAGGTTGGACTGTACAAGATTTTATCAATGAGTTGGAAATAACATTTCCGTACCAAAAATTTACTACAAAGGAAGAAGTTAAAAACTGGTGTAAGTCTGAACAGCCTTATTATAAGAAACACATTCCTGAAGTAGCAAAACATTTTATTCAAAAAGCAGGATTATGACAGAATTAGAATTGACAAGCCTCCTATTTAGGTTGGCTGATTTTGGTATTACAGGTGTTAAAGTAAAATATGATGGTGGAGGAGACTCAGGAGCTATAGAATGGATAGGTTATACAAAAAAACCTTGTGAAACTCCAGAAGATGTAAATGATAATATAGAAGATTGGGAAGATGATTCAAAGTTGTTAAATATTGATCATGATCTTTTTATGGAGCTTGAAACATTTGCAGAAAACAAACTTCTTGATGATATAGAAGATTGGTGGAATAATGAAGGTGGTTGGGGAGAGTTATGCATTTGTGTTCCTTCAGGTAAATATGAAATTACTAACAACATTAGAGTTACTGATCATGAAACATTTAATCATGAAGGTAGTATTCTAGATAAAGCAGAAGAAGACTAATGGAAGATTTTGAAAGATGGTTAATAGATGAGTTGGAGACTCAAACATTAACAGATGAACTAAAAAGTGAGATACTTCAAAAAGCTCAAGATTTACATCAAGATGCTTATGATGAGGGTTATGCTCAAGGTTATGGTGAGGCAAAACATGAAATTATTAATCACATAACATATAATATGTAATGGCACATCCAATACAGCATGCCAAGTCAGCCGCGAAGAGGTTTGGTGGAAAATGGGAAGATTACATAGCAATTGAGGAGTGGTTTGATGAAACTAAGGCCTGGGTAGGTCATAGTATGCATAGAATGTTTAGACATCATAGTGAAGGTATATTTGAATGTGAGCAAAGATTTGGTATGGTAATTACCAACTCTGACGGTAAAGATGTATATGTAAGATATGTTGGTGAGCAGCATGTCAAGGAAGATTGCAACAATTACATTCCTACTGCAAAAGAATGGGTTGATATGATTGAATCTGGTAAGCCTGAAAAATGGGCAATAAAAACTTTAAAAATTGAAGACTGATGGCAAAAATGATTTTTAGTAAAGAAGAAACAAGGAATTTACTTATGATGTTACAATCTGAAGATGCAGATAATCATCTTATAGCATTTGAGTCTCTAAAGAATGTTGATTTTGAGAAGTATATAGGAGAACTATTAGTTCTCTATAAGTATGGTGGACATGCTATGGATAATTGGTTAGCAAATTGTAATAAAATAGCAATGAGGCTCCAAAATACATTTGTAAGTGAAGTACCACTTAGTAGTCCTAAAACACTAAGTCTGATTACAAAACACAGAGGTTCCAAAGCTTCGGTTGAGCTATTTATGGAATTCTTTATTAGAGATATGTCAAGGATGTTAGAGTCCATTGGCTATCCTACAGATAAATTTGAAATTGATATTAAATTTAAAGATGATGGACAGACAACAGAGTCTTAGTAAAATTGGTAAAGAGCTGATGCTGAAAGAGCCCTTCTATGGGTTCTTTCTTATTGCTCTAAACAAAGTTTGGGATGCTAGAAGAGTTCCAACTGCAGGTGTAAGCAAGAATAATATTAATTATCAACTTGCTATTAATCCTGAGTTCTGGGAATCTCTTAGTGATAACCACAGACTTGGATTATTGAAACATGAATTATTGCATATTGCATTTGGACATCTTACTACTTTCTTTAAGTTTAGTAATAAGAGACTTGCAAATGTTGCAATGGATATGGAGATCAATCAGTATATATCTAAGGACTGGCTACCGGAAGGTGGTATTGATATAGATAATTATGCTGACTTAAATCTTGATAGAAAAGCTGGTTGTAGATATTATTATGACAAACTGAAGGATCTACAAGATGAGAAAGAAAAGAATGGTACTTGTGGTAATGAACCTATGGATCAGTTACTAGATGCTATGGCAAATGGTGAACTTGATGAACATGCTACCTGGGAAGAGTTTGAAGACATGACTGAGGCAGAACAGAAGTTAATTGATAAACAATTACAAAAAGTGCTTGGTGATGCTAAAGAACAAACCATCAAGAAGAGGGGTACTGTTCCTGGAGAGATTGAGGGGGTAATTATCATTGAAGAAGTTGTCAAGCCTAAGTTTAATTGGCGGGGGTATATTAGAAGATTTACAGGAGTAAGTACTAAGGTATTTACTAAGAAAATTAGAAGAAAGGAGAACCGCAGATTTGATGCTAATCCTGGTCTGAAGGTAAAAATGAGACAGCATATGTTGCTAGCTATTGATACTTCAGGTTCAGTGAGTGATTCTGAGTTACAAGAATTCATGAGTGAGATATATCACATCTATAAATGTGGTGTGGATATTACTGTAGTGCAATGTGATACTGTTATTAGATCTATTGAACCTTACAAAGGTAAATTTGAAATGGCTGTGCAAGGTAGAGGTGGAACTGAGTTTGACCCTGTCCTAGAATATTTTAATGCCAACACTAAAAAATATACAAGCCTGGTGTATTTTACTGACGGTGAATGTGGTTATTCTGTAAAACCTAGAGGTAACACTCTATGGGTTTTGTCAGAAAGGTCTTATATGAATACAGAGTTACCAGGTAAAGTTATTAAATTAGAATTATAAAAATTAAAGATTATGAATCAAGTACAATTAAATGTAAATGAGTTAAAGGATTTTATTAAACATATGGTTAGTAATAACCAACATATCCAAGCTGAAGGTAAAGTACCTGTAGCTGTAAATATTGAGGGTGATGCTGGGCTTAATTCAAAATAAATGTATATCTTTGTAACATGAAGAAATTAATTTCAGAGTGTTTACACAAAGACTTAAACCAAAAGTGTGGTATTTACAGAATTACTTGTAATGATCACAGTTATATTGGAAGTAGTATTAATATTTATTATAGGCTGAAAAGACATATATCTGATTTGCTAAAAAACAAACATGCAAACAAGTATATGCAAAATGCTTTTAATAAATATGGAAAGGATAGTTTTGAGTTTGAAGTTATAGAAGAGTGTAGTAAAGCAGTTTTAGTTAAAACTGAAGCTTATTATATACAGTCTATGACTCCAGATTTGAACTTTATTCAAGATCCTGTTGCAGTTATACATAGTAATGAAACATTACTTAAAATTTCTACAACATTAAAAGAAGCTTATGCTTCTAAAAGAATAAAGAATCCTATATCCAAAACTGTTCATCAGTATAACATAAATGGTTTTTACCTTAAATCTTATGAATCTTGTGCTGAAGCAGAAAAACAATTAAACCTACCAAAAGGTAAAGTTTCAAGAGTTGCTTCAGGAAAAGGTTTTTCTTGTAAGAATTATAGATGGAGTTATGAATTGAAAGATAAACTAGAGGAGTCTTCTATTAAACCAGATAAGACAAAGAAAGTTTATGTATTTGATGAAAACAACACTTTAGTTCAAGAATGGCAAAGAGTTTCTAATGTAGCTAGTAATCTAGGCATTAGTCACTCTGCAATGTCAATAAGAATTAAGAAAGGTAATTACTATGATGGTTTAAGATATACATTTTACCCAGGTCCAGGGTAAAAATTGGGTGAATTGCTGGGAGTTCCTAAAGCTTTGTTAGCTACAACATAACTGGAAACGGTAAGTGTGAATGCTTGAAAATAACAAAGATGTCCTAATGGATAATCAGCAGCCAAGTCTAGACTTAAATGGTCTGGAAAGGTTCAACGACTAGGTATTGAAACTATAGAAATATAGAATATAATATACCCAAGAGTGCCCAACACTAGAAATAGTGAAGATATAGTCTGAACTATAGTGAAAGCTATAGAAACAAGGATAAAGAGCCTTGTGATAACAAAATGTGGTAAAACTTCTGCAATCATGCAGTTGGGTAAAGAATTGCAAATGGAAGTTGTAAAGCTTAATTTATCTCAGTTAGAAGAATTGGGTGACTTGGTTGGGTTTCCTGTAAAAGAATTTCAAATTGCAAATGCTGAAGGTCAGACAAGATGGATTAATGAATCTCAAATATCTGCAGCAAGTGCTAAAGGTTATAAAGTTGTAGGAAAGAGAATGTCACATGCTGCTCCTGAATGGATTCAGGGTAAAGGTGAAGGTGGTTTCTTGATTCTTGATGATTATACCAGAGCTGATGCAAGATTTATGCAAGCAACCATGGAGATATTAGACAGACAAGAATATGTATCTTGGAAGCTACCAAAGAACTGGCATGTAATCTTGACTACTAATCCAGACAATGGTGATTATAATGTAACCAGTCTAGATGTTGCTCAGAAGACTAGATTTATCTCTGTTGAGTTAAAGTATGATTCTGATGTATGGGCTAAGTGGGCAGAGAAAGCAAACATAGATGGTAGATGTATTAACTTCATGTTGATGCACCCAGAATTGGTAACTCAAAGAGTTAATCCAAGAGCTATTACTACTTTCTTTAATGCTATTAGTTCTATTGAGAAGTTTGAAGCAGACCTGCCTCTAATCCAAATGATTGGTGAGGGTTCTGTTGGTGTAGACTTTAGTTCAATGTTTACTATGTTTATTAATAATAAGCTAGATAGGATTATTTCTCCAGTAGACATTCTGACTAAAGATGAGCAGTATGTAATGAATAGCTTAA